AAGAATGTTAGCGGCTTGGAGAGCGCGTTACAATCCGAATACCGGAGGACATAGACCGCTTATTTTAGATGGAGGATTAGAAGTCGATACACTAACTAATGTTAGCTTTAAAGAACTCGATTTCCAATCTTCAATTGAAGCTAACGAAAGAATTATCTTAGAAGCATTAGGTGTTCCACCTTTACTTCTTGATAGTGGAAATAATGCAAATATTCGACCTAATCATCGAATGTATTATTTGGAAACCATACTTCCTATCGTACGAAAGATTAATTTTGCGTTTGAAAGGTACTTTGGATTTGACTTACAGGAAGATATTAGTAATGTTCCTGCACTTCAACCTGAATTACGGGATCAAGCAGCTTATTATTCAACTCTAGTTAATACAGGGATTATAACCCCTAATGAAGCTAGGGAATCTTTACGAATGGAAGCACTTGATGGGCTGGATGAAGTTAGAATTCCTGCAAACATTGCAGGAAGTGCCGCAAATCCAGAGGAAGGAGGGAGACCTCCTGAAGAGGATGAAAATGAATAAAATCTTTAATCTAACTTCTCAGTTTAAAGCTCATGAAGAAGAGGGTACTGTAAAAATACGTGGTTACGCCAGTACTAACGATGAAGATCGAGCTGGGGATGTTATTGAAGCAGCTGCCTGGGAAAAGGGCGGTTTAAACAATTTTAAGAATAACCCAATTATTCTGTTTAACCACAACTATAATGAACCTATTGGTAAAGTTTTAGATTTAAAAACTACTAATAAGGGGTTAGAAATCAATGGTCTTATCTCTAAGTCTGCGGGTAAAATCCGTGACATGGTGAAAGAAGGCGTTCTCGGTGCTTTTAGCGTCGGTTTCCGAGTAAAGGACGCAGATTATGTAGAGGAAACTGACGGTTTAAGGATTAAGGATGCAGAACTGTTCGAGGTATCAGTCGTATCTGTACCTGCTAATCAAGCGGCTATCTTCTCTGTGGCAAAAAGTTTTGACTCAGAAGAAGATTACACTGCTTGGAAAGCACAGTTTATCAACGATCCTCAAATGAAACCTGGTCAGTCTGATAAAGACTCACCAAAAGAAACAGCTAATGCTGTCTTCGAGGAAAAAACAATGTCTGATCAAAAAGACTTTAATCTTGAAGAGTTCGCTAAAGAAGTAGCGCGCAAAACTGCTACGGAAATCGCTATGGCTCAGGCCGAGCGAGATACCGCTAAGCAGACTGCAATAGAGGAAGCTAAAGCAGCTTCTGAAGCAGAGCAAGCTACTAAAGATGCCGAACTTGATAAGAGGAAAGCTGAGGTTCAAGCTGTGGTTCAAGGTGTAACGACTGGTGCGGAGCGCCTAATCAACGATGTTGAAGAGCGCGTATCCAAGAATCACGAAGACCTGGAAACTGTAGTAAACGAACTACGCTCCGAACTAAAGGAAAAATCTGAAGAGATTCAAAATATTCGTGAATCTAAAAGGGTTTTTGCTGACCGTGCCAACAACTCTGATTGGAAAGACGCGTTTAAAAATGATATAGCTGACGCTTATATCTTAGCCCGCACAACGGGTAAAGGATATGATACCGATTTCGGTAAGAACGTTATGCAAAAGGTTAATGAGCACTCAGGTGTTCAGGTATCTTCAGCCGATTTTGAGCAGGAAGTATCTTCTAATATTGAAAGAGATATCCAACTTGAACTCGTTCTCGCGCCTCTTTTCCGTGAAATCCAAATGCGATCTGCGACTCAGATCCTTCCCATCATGCCAGACGCTGGTTACGCCGAATTTGCTTCGGCCCAGACTGCCTCGGGTTCAAGCCCGCATGGTAACTTGGCACAACGAGGTGACGCCTATGGCACGCCTTGGGGTGGTGTAGATCTAGCAGAACGAACGCTCTCCACGAAAAAACTCATTTCACAGTCCTACCTGGGAAATGAAACGGAAGAGGATGCAATAATTCCTGTACTTCCTTTGATTCGTGAAGCGGTAATTCGCTCGCATGCTCGCGCTGTAGAGAATATGATTCTCGTTGGTAACAGTGCTGACGGTGCTTTCGGTACCGGCGGTGCTTCTCCTAGCGGTATCATCACGCTGGCTGCTGCAGATAGTGATAAAACGCAATCTACAACGGCATTTGCCTCAGAATCTCTGACGGCTGCTCATTTGTTAGCAGCTCGTAAGAATATGGGCAAGTATGGCCTCAAGCCTTCAGATGTGGTATATATCGTTAACCTAACGGAATATCATAACTTAATCGCAGACTCTGCTTATGCAGATTCCAGCCAAGTCGAAGGACTTGCTACCAAGCTGACTGGTCAAGTTGGTCAAGTATACGGTTCACCTGTAATCGTATCTGACGAATTTGCTACTCCGGCTGTAGCTAAGTACTACGCCGTGGCTGTAAATGCTCGTAACTTCGTAATTCCGCGTTTACGTGGTATTACAGTTGAGAGTGACTATGAAGTTGCTAATCAACGCCGAGTACTCGTTGCTAGTCAACGTATCGGCTTTACTGATATTATTGATGGCGCCACTAACAAGTGGGCTTTACAATACAAAGCTTCTTAATAATGCTGGGTAACCTTTGGGGATTGGTGTTCCAATCCCCTAGGTTTTTACGAGGGGACTTATGGCCGATTTAGTTACAAAGGCAGATTATAAAGGGTATAAAGGAATAGATCATTTTAAAGATGACGTCAGAATTGACGCCTTAATTTCCCCTATAAGTCAATTGGTAAAAACCTATTGTGGTACTAGTTTTGTCGACTACTATAGTAGTGCATATACTGAAAAGTTCGACATAATGGATGCTAGTACACAGGAATTATTCCTAACAGAATCACCCTTAGTAGGGGTAACTTCTGTTAAAGAAAGAGACGGTATTACTGCCTCTTACACTACTCTAGTTAATAATACAGATTATTACATAGATGCAGAACATGATCGTATTTATAGAATAGATGGGGATAAGTCTGTAAAATCATGGTCAACAGGATTTTCCTCTGTTGAAGTTGTTTACACCGCAGGATACTCTACAACTCCTCAAGATTTGCGACTAGCTATATACGACTTAATTACTTATTACCTTAAAGAAGAGTACAAAGGAAGAAAGTCTTTAGCAGGAGCATCTATTCAAAATGAGACCTCAACTAGTATATCTGCTGATATCGGATTTCCTGATCATATTAAAAGGATTTTAGATATGTACAGAATCGTGGATGTAATCTAATGGCTCGTTCCAATACTACTAGGCGTTCCGCTATATTGGAAGCCTTCGCTGAAGAATTCGAGAAAATCGATGGAGGCGATGGCTATAAATCCGATTTAAGCGGCGCTATTTCTACTCGCATGAAATTTTGGGATGAAGTAGAAAGTTTTCCTGCTTTACACATGTCCGCCGGGTCAGAAACTCGTGAGTACTGGGGCGCCGGACAAAAATGGAGATATTTAACTGTTACATTTAGAATCTATGTTAATTCTGAAGAACCTATTCAGGAACTAGAAGAATTATTAGAGGATGTTGAAACAGTTATTGATGATGCCGGCCAATTTAATTATTCGCATACTGAAGGGACAAAAAATGTCTCTCAAGTAAGCATAGTTAGTATTAGTACCGATGAGGGTGTTTTACAGCCTCTAGGGGTCGGAGAAATGATCGTAGAAGTACGATATTAGAGTTATTGCTCACTTCAGCAAACGCATAGTCGGGCACAACTCAAGTTTAAAGGAGACCAATTATGGCTCTATTTTTTCAACGCGACGCGTCGCTAGTGGTATATCCTGAAACCAGTGCCGGAACCTTTACTACAGGAACTGATACTGCGTATACTATTCCTCTATTGGAAGGTTTCAGTTTCAGTCAAACCACAAACTCTAGTGAGGTAACACTCTCAGAGATGGAAAGTACAGGCGGGTCCTCAAGACGAGGTAGGAAGACGTTTAATGACTCCCTCGCCCCTGTTGAGTGGAGTTTTTCCACTTATTTGAGACCGTTTCTTTCCCAAGCTAGTTCTGCTACTGGTTGTTATGGTGCTGCAAAGCAACACCTAGTAGATGAGGTTTTATGGAACGCCCTTATGGCCAAAGGCCGAATGGATGAGGTTGCTACTGAGGTAGAATCAGTAACTCTTACCGTAGGTACTTCGGTATGGACTGTTGCAGGAGCACCCGCTGTGTCTTTCACAGGTGGTAGTGGTTCAGGTGCAACTGCAGAAGCAATCATACACCCAGCAGGACATGCAAGTGCAGGTAAAATCTCGCATATAAATGTTACTGCCGGGGGTACAGGTTATACATCTGCTCCTACTGTAGTATTCACTGGAACTCCAGACTCAGGTTCTGGACATGCTGGTGTAGCAGTAGTAGGTGATGCAGATGACTCTGTATTATCACGAGGTGCTAGTGGTTCAGCTCTTATTATGGATACCCGTAGATCAAACAAATCAGCCTTAGAAACTATGGCTTTAGAATTTAATCTAGGTGGTGGCCAGATTTATAGAATTACTAAAGCTATTGTTAACTCTGCTACTGTTAACTTTGATGTTGAAGGTATCGCTACTGTAGAGTGGAGTGGAATGGGGGCAACAATTGCAAGTTTGACTTCTCATACTGCTAATGCTAGTAATATTGATGAAGGCGGAAGAGCAGCAGATACTTCTAACTTTATTCGTAATCGACTGACTTCAATGTCAATTGCTTATGCGGATGGAGGAGCTTCTGATATTAGTCCTATTAATAGTGCTGCATTCGCATTAACGGTAACAGGAGGAAGTATTAGTTTCGAGAACAATCTGTCCTACTTAACCCCAGAGGAATTAGGTGTAGTTAACAAACCAATTGAGCACGTAACAGGTGTTCGTAATATTGGTGGTAGCTTTACTTGTTATCTGGCTACAGGTACGGGAGGTAGTAAAGAGTTCTTTGATGACCTTGTACATGATGATTCATTAGGTGTTACTACTCATGACTTCGCAGTCACTTTCAATGTAGGGGGTGCTTCAGGTACGCCTCGAGTAGCATTTACTATGCCGCATTGTCACGTAGAGGTACCTAGTCACTCAATTGAAGATGTAATTTCTTTGGAAACTACTTTTAGTTCGCTGCAAAGCAACATGGAAAGTAATGTTCCGGATGATTTCTCAATGAGTACCTATGGTGGTGCACTATAAGTGTAATAGAATAAGCGGGTCTTAACGGGCCCGCTAATTTCTTGGAGATAAAATGGCAATATCAGACTTAAGCTTAGAACTAGATGAACTTGAAAGGTTTTTATTTGGCTCTCGACAAATGA